GTATATGACTGGAAATTAAAAGATGGTTCTGAAGATGCAATTCATAATAAGATAGGTGATATATGCATCTCTATGATGTCAAAAGATTATTTAGATATACCCGAAAGAATTGACAATAAGGTTAGTGTCAATTTACCTGACAAAATAAAGAGTGTCTATAAACAGTTAGAAAAGGATTTAGTTATAGAGCTTGATAAAAATGATATAACAGCAGCTAATGCAGCAGTGCTTACAAATAAATTATTGCAAATGTCTAATGGAGCAATTTATTCAGAGGATAAGTCGGTAGTAGAGATTCATGAAGAAAAATTAAAGGTATTATTAGATCTTATAGAAGCTGCCAATGGAAAACCAGTTTTAATATTTTATAGCTTTAAACATGATTTTGATAGAATAGTCAGATATTTAAAAGCTAAGAAATTAAAAGCTATTGGACTTGGAGATTCAGGTGATATTAAGAAATGGAATAATGGAGAAATACCAATACTTTTAGTTCATCCAGCATCTGCAGGTCATGGACTAAATCTTCAATATGGTGGCAATATCATAATATGGTTTGGACTTACTTGGAGTTTAGAGTTATANCAACAAGCTAATGCAAGATTACACAGACAAGGNCAAAAGGAATCAGTNATAGTTCATCANATTATAACNAAAAATACTGTGGATGAAGATGTTATGAGAGCACTAGGTAATAAGGAGATAAATCAAAACACATTACTTGAAGCCGTTAAAGCAAGAATAAAAAATATAAAGTAGGGTGATTAGTTGACAAAAGAGGAGTTATCAAAGTTACCAAAAATTATAGCTGAAATCGAACAGATTAAACGAGAATTAGAAAATATTGAGCCAGAGTACGCAATAGACTCTGTAACTGGGTCAAGTATAAGTTTTCCCTATACACAGCATAATATCAAAATAGAGGGATATGATATTAAAAGTTATGAGCATAAAGTCCAGAGGATAAGAAATAGGTTAAAGCGTAAAATGAGCGAACTAGTGGAAGAAAAAGACATACTAACAGAGTATATCTATGGTTTAGACAATAGTGATTTAAGGCAAATACTTATGTACAGATATGTTAATGGGATAACCTGGCAAGAAATTGGAGCGAATATGGGCTATGCGACTATTACGGTCAGGTCAAAACATGATAAATTCTTGAAAAGTATATCACCTAATATCACATTGAAAGTAGTATAATAGTATTATTAAGAATTAGAGAAGAGAGCTAACCATGTGGTTAGCTCTTATTTTTACGTGTCAATAGATAGGAGGTGTTAGTGTGTCAGATAATAATGTTAATAACAAGCCATTGAAGTTTCCAAGTCATGAAGATTTACAGTTAGCAGTTGATGAGTACTTTCATATGTGTGATACTAAACATAAACCTTATACAATTACTGGGTTGTGTCTATGCTTAGATACTACAAGGCAAACGTTGATTCATTATGAACAGTGTATAGAACTTGATTGGTTAAAGAGGTTAGATGATGAGGCTAAAGCTAGCTATGTAGACACGATTAAAAGAGCAAAGCTAAGATGTGAGAACTATGCGGAAGAACAACTACTTGACCCAGGCTCTAAGAAGTCACCAATAGGCTCAATCTTTGCATTAAAGAACTATGGTTGGGCAGACAGACAGGAGATTGTTACAACCAATAACAACATCAGTATATCATTGGAAGATGATTAGTAATATATATGCATGTAAAACGAGAAATTACTGTATAAACCACTGTATATTCTCAATTAGACCTAATAACGTCGTGATTAGTAGCCCTTATTGTATACTTTAAATCAACAATAAGGCTATAGGCTAGATATAGAGTTTAATTAATGTCGTGAAATTATTATTTAACGACATTAATAGTTTGTTCATATTTATGATGCCGTAATGAGGGGGTACCCTTCTAATTAAAAATGTGGCATGCCCGTATTGGTTAAAATCTATTTTTTTTATTTTAAAAGGAAAACCGGTCCTATATAATATTTTTCAGGTTGGGGGTGAGGATAATGGATGTAACAAGAGAAGAACAATTAAAGCAATCCAAAGAAAACTTAAGAAAGATATTTGCTAAGAATCCAGAACTCAAACAAGCATTCAAAGAAACTCTTGACGAAATGAGCACTCCTGAACACATTGAAAAAATGACAAAGGATATTCAAGGTGCCATACAAGCATTTGTTAATATAAGAAAATCTATTAAATAATTAGGCGGTGTTGTATATGAAAATTACATTATATACGCAGTGGAAAGATGGTGAGGTAGTTTGTACTTGCCCTCAGGTGAATAAATGCAATAAAGATCGTGGGTGTGAATTACTAGATTTTACTCTTGATAATTCATTTAATATTAATGATTGCATGAAGCATGCTAGTTATACAAGGCACAAAGGTGCTATGCAGCAAAGAAGATAAGAGGTGGTAAATAGTGACGGCGCCATTAAACATTAAAATAAGTAAATCAATATTCAACGAAAGCTATTTACCACAACTCGAGAATTATAGCTCACGGTTTAATGTGTTTTATGGCGGGAGTGGTAGTGGGAAAAGTCATTTTGTAATTCAGAAAATGATATATAAATATTTAAAGTATCCTAACAGAAAATGTCTCGTAATCCGTAAAGTTGGTAGCACATTAAGAGATTCTGTATTTGCATTATTTAAATCTGTTATTGCTGATTGGAAATTATATGGACATTGTGAAATAAGAGAAACTTTATTAACTATTAAATTTCCAAACGGCAGCCAGTTTATATTTAAAGGCCTTGATGATGAAGAAAAAATAAAGTCTATTGCTAACATAGATGATATTGTAGTCGAGGAATGTACAGAAATAAGTAAGAATGAATTTGACCAGCTGGATCTAAGGTTAAGGAGTAAAAACCCTTTTAATCAAATACACTGTATGTTTAATCCAATATCTAAAAGTAATTGGGTATACAAAGATTGGTTTGAAAAGGGATATGACCATACAGATACAATTGTTTTGCATACTACTTATAAAGACAACAAATTTTTACCTGAAGCTTATGTCCATGCTTTAGAAAAGAAAAAAATAACCAATCTTATCTATTATAAAATTTATGCCCTGGGTGAGTTTGCTACATTGGATAAATTAATATTTAGTAATTGGGAATCAGAATCTTTTGATTACAGAGAAGTCCTGAAACTGAATAAAAACGTTGAAGCAGTATTCGGATTAGATTTTGGTTATACCAATGATCCTACTGCTTTTATTTGTGCACTGATAGACAGGGTTGATAAAAGAATGTGGTTGTTTGATGAATTTCAACAGAAAGGGCTCACTAATGATGGGATAGCTAAAAAAATAATTGACATGGGCTATCATAAAGAAATAATAACTTGTGATAGTGCTGAGCCTAAGAGTATAGAAGAACTATCTAGAAATGGATTAGATAGAGCTAAAGGTGCAAATAAAGGCAAAGATAGTATTCTCAATGGCATTCAATATTTGCAACAATATAAAATTGTAATCCATCCTAATTGTGCTTTTATAACTGTGGAATTTATGAATTATACTTGGCAGAAAGATAAAGATGGAATTTATATCAATAAACCTATAGATAAATGGAATCACGGTATTGATGCCCTTAGATATGGTGTAAATACTGTAGAAACAATTTTCAAAGTAACATTTATGAACAAAAACAAATTATTTGGGCGGTGATAAAATGCTGGAAGAACAAATTAAGATTCAAGTAAGTAAATTAAGTCCTAAAGAAAATGATATTATTTTTATTAAATGTTCGCAACCAATATCCGATGATGATATGCAAAATATAGCTGATAACCTTAGAGGCGCATTTAGGTGCAAAGCTTTGTTTTATACAGATGGATTAGATTTTAGCATTCTCACAAACGAACGTTTAAAGGAACTTGGATTAAAAAGAATATAACCATTAACACTTACTATTTAGTAGGTGTTTTTCTTTTGTAGAAAGGAGTTGATACAGAAATGTTTAATGTAGTATCAAATAAAGAATTACTAGAAAAGGTGTTCGCTAGGTTTCAGATGCAATGGCATATATATAATAAAATGTATTTCTACTATATGGGCATTACTGATACTGGAAAAAACTTTAATGCCACACAGGGTGGTGCTTATGATGATCCTATAATTGATAATTTTATTGATGCAGAGGGTGCTGGAAACTATAATTTTGTGAATGATAGATTTAATAATAGGGTTAATACAAATTTTATTAAGAGATTTGTAAAAGAAGAAGTTTCATATAGTGTAGGTAATGATATTACTTATATAAGTAGGTCCAGTGATGATGAAATAGTTAATGTTCTAAAATATAATTTAGCACATTGGAAAGAGGATCATGATTCTACATTAGCTAAGAACATGCTTATATATTCTACCGCATATGAATTATATTAT